TCGAACCCCTACGCGCTTACTGACAGCGTATGACTCTACGTCCAGATCAAGAAGTTGTTGCTGTACTGGATCATCAAAACGAGTCGGAATCTTGTTTCGGATGTTTGCGACAGCATTGTCAAAGAAGGCTTCTTGCTGATCTTCGGGCTGCAAAGCGGCTTCTTCGGCGGCTAGTGTTATAGCTTCGGTGTACTGAACCTTAAACTCACCTTCATCAATGCGACGCTGAACATCAGCCTCTTTTTCAGCAATGCGTCTTTGGCGCTCTTGTTCTATTGCTATTTCCCTTTGACGCTGCTGCTGTATGCCAAACGCAACATCGCCAGCTTGCTCGGCAAGTCTGCCTGTAGCTCTAGCAACCCCAGCACCAAACTCTTCAGGCGTAGCTCGAACCCTCATTGGCCTAGCGCCAACGTCTGCTGTCATGCGGGTTTGTGCTCTGTATGTAGGAACTTTCACTAATTACCCCCCATCTGAGCAATCTTGGAGCCACCGGAAAGCAGAGAAGATGCCGCCCTAAAATAGCCAGCTCTTTGAGCCTGAGCGCCGCGCATTCTTTCAAGTCTTGCCTGTAGCCTTTGCTCGGTTGCAGACTCTAACGCAGCTTGCTGATCGACGGATGCGTTGTAACGGCGCAATGCTATCTCCTCGTCTGCCTCTTGAGCGTTATCTAGCAATACTTGCAATGGAGTGCCACTGGTTGCAATAAATCCGTTGTATCGAAATGCTGTGCCAGTAGAGGCCTGTATATCAGAAAAGTCTTCTCGAAATCTGGCAATATCAAACTCTGAAGCGCGTTTGATTTGCTCGGCTTGTTGCTCTGCAATCTTGGCATTGCGCTCTGCCATTTGAGCATTAAACAGGCCTGCTGTTCTGGCTGCCGTCCCTTCCTGCACAGCAGATCGAGCGCTAAGAAGTGAGCTTCCTGCTGTTGCTGCTATGAGTGCTGCTTCTGCCATAACTTACCTATCAAACGTCTGCAATCGAGGATAGATAGACAGAATTGTCAGCGGTAGAGGCTGATCCTGTTTGACAACTACAAACCCATCGTCGTTGTAGCCGCCAGGGAACTCGATAAATTTGTCGCCAGTATACAACGGAACTGGTTTATCCATAGCCATAGATGCGTCTCTAAACGGAATTAGGTCTAAATTGTCTTCAGACGGACCTATTTTTGCACCCACAGAGTTCAACACGCGAATATCGATATCACTAATCCGCTTGTTCTTGGCCTGTGCTGTGCCTTCAGTGCCGCCTGCTTCTATCCGCATCGTTTGCAAGATTGAGTCGTATGGTAACCCTGCGTGTGCTTTGGTAGCAGTCCTGTCAAGCGTAACGCTACCAGAAGAAACAACCTTATCTGCATGAATTGCGCCATCAGCTAATATAGAGACTGTTTCATTGTCTAGGTGGTCAAGCCCATCAATTACCGTAAATCCAGCATTGTCTTCTTTTGTAACGCCAGAATCCAAAAAGTAGGCATCCTTTATATCTGAACCAAAGTCGATAGGTTTTAACCTTTCTATTTGACGTCGCTCATCGCCATCGATATCTCGCTGAACTGCTAGATAAACCTCTTCTTCGCCTGGCGTTGAGCTTGAAATAACAGCAACACTTTCAACAAACCCATAGGGACGAGCAGTGCTTAAGCTACCACCCAGCTGATGCTCATGCCATGCAACAACATCTTCTTCGCGTCGGTAAGTCATAGCAGCTAGCTTGCCATCCTCAAGAGCACACCAAACCACGTTGTTTGGTTCTTGCTGATAGGCCATCTCTTTGATTTTGCCCTCAGTAATGTGCTCTGCAAGCAATGTCATATCTGGCGCTACATAGCCATCGACATCAAAGTTATAGACTAGCTCTCTCAGCTTGCGCTGCTCTCGCTGCACAAACAATGCGGTAGCTCCGATAACAAGCGGCTGAATATCAGCGCTACCGTATCTAGCCTGCTGTTTGATTTGGGTGTTTAGTGGCGTAATCGGTGCATCAACCGAGCCAGCCCTTACTGCAAACTCACCGCCCGAGGTGCCGACTAGCAGCACTCTGGATGAAGTAAGATAACGAATGACGTTTACTTGGTTAGATCCAATCGTATAAATCAACGAGCTATCATCTGCTACGCCAGCAGTGAAGTTTGTAAAATCACCACTTACCGAAAAGAATAAGGTTTGCGGCTGAGACGCTGTGCTAGCAAACACTAATCTTTGCTCAAAGAATGCAATGCAGGACGGAAAGCCCGTTCTATCCGAAAATGCGCCTAGCTGATATTCGTCGTCGGCAATCAGGTCGCCAGTAAGCGTTATGCTCTGACCTTCATTTTGGAAATGCAGATCGTTGCTAGTAGATAAAGTGATAATACTGTCAGTGACACTTACAATTAGAGCGCCAGAAAAATTGTTGCCATTAACAAGCTCTGCACTAGAAACGCCCGGCGTTCCTGACCCTGTTGCGTCTTTCCTTGTTATGGGGTCAATTAAATAAAACTCATCTGGTACTGGGTCTCCACTGCTGTCTACCTCTACTTCAACCTCATAAAAAAAGTCATTAATTGTTGCGCCTGATGGAAAACTCATAGTCACGCCAGTGACTCCGGTAAGTTTAATCAGGTCTCCATCAATTAAATTATGAGGCCCATCAGTAGTCACTTTTATTCTTGAGGCAACACTCATTGAGCTTATGTCAATATTGGCTGATCCGGTACCGCTTATCCGCATTCCGACCTTAAAACCTTCGGTAATAAAGTTACCGGCACTGTCTTCGATAAAGTCATTGTGAGCCAACCCAGTAGCATCAGGATCGCCTTCATGGAAGCTAATCGTAGTCGCCGTATAAGACGGCATTAGCTCTTCTCTGAAATCCTCATTTTCTAAGACGGTGGCTGTCACACTGAGATCAGCTGCAACGCTAGTAATCTCTGCATAACCATCATGCAGCTTGATGATCCTGCCAACATCGACAAAACTAAACACAGTATTAGGTGACGCCGTAATGGTTACGCTACCAGTGCGGCCATCTGCAATTACTGTCGAACCATCGAGCGGGCTATCAAGAAGTGGACCGCGCCTGAACTCAATATCAGTGATAGTCCAAGCCGTATCGGATGTTCGTGCTATCTGCTTAGGCTTATGATCTGGATGCACGATATACATGATATCGGCAGACTGCGTAAACTTGAGTCCTGCTAGCTGTGCAGCAGTGTACTCGGTTGTTACTTCTATTGGCGTGCCGCCACCTACAATCGCGCCATCTTTGTAGATGCGAAACTTGAGATTTGAGAACTCAAGCACATAGGTTTGCTCTACATTGAACTCAAAGGGTATCAGCCTTACCGATGCGCTTTGCGATGGCGTTGGAGCGCTAGCAATAAACTCAGTGCCTGGTCTGCGGGTGACACCGCCCTGTGGGAAGGTCAGAAAGTTTTGTAGCTTCTTGCAGCCGTTGTAATACTTATTGAGATCGGTACGACCGTCTAGCTTGGGCGAAAGCTCACCAGCAGTAAAGTTAGTGAACGGCGCGCTTGATTTCGCCATGACTTAAAACCTCGATCGTATAAAGGTATCTGCCTCAATAGCACCAGCATCGGCAACACTGTTAATGCTTGCAGGCGTGCCCTCAGTCGCACTAACAAACCGCGCTTCCTTGAGCTTGTCCTCGTACATAATACGCATCTGCTGCGCCAGGCTGTTGCTACCCACTATGGGATACGCAATATCAGCAGCAATTGCCGCAGTCAGAGTTTCGAGCAACAAAGAGTCGTACTCGCTAGTATCGGTGATACGCGCCAAGTAGATGAGATCAACCGTATCTTCGTCGCAGAGAATCTTCCGACCTTCAAGTCGGTAGGGGATGTCGTGATAACGGAGATACAAAACACGCAAGCAGTAAGGGTCAGAAGGTAACGTAAATGCGTTATCAAACTCAAAGGCCGGCTTAACTGCATCGGGTGCTAGTGTCACTCTGCGTGTTAGTGCTTTCCAAGGATGTGCTCGGAAAACAGAATCTCGGATGTATTCGTATCGCTGGTTGCATATCCTGGCCGCCTTACTGTCTTCAGTTAGGCTCAGAATATTAGATGCGCCAAGCTGATTAAGCGCGCTATTACATATATCGATAATCGATGCTGCCATTAGTGAACACTCTCTATATCGTCACTTGGCACAAATTCTATATCGCCAACAGCTAATCTGCCATCCATTAGAAATGTATAGGCAAACTCACTGGCCTCTTCTGCTGAATCAAAACCATCAAGAGAAATTAAGACGGCGTGGCTCCCGTCCTCGCCCTCTGCAACGTGTACTGCAAGCGTGGCATTCATACGAACTCCAGGAGAAAGGGGGGCAAAGCCCCCCGTTAGCTTTAGTCTACGACGTAGAACATAACCAGCTCGATGGTGCCAGTACCGGCAGCATTGAGCATAGTGACAGTAACAACGTACTCGTTGTCAGCATCTTCTCCGTCAAGATCAACTTCAGTGTTAGCGCCCAAAGCAAGGGTTGCTGCTACGTTTGCACGACCGGCTGAAGTAGTTGCTGTTTCACCCAAAAACTCATCGGGATCGGCGGCAACAGTAGAGCCAGCAGAGTTAACGTATTCAGCGTGACCCACGCTGATGTCAGTGTTTGCGCCAAGGTTATCGAAGTAAGCAAAACCTTCAACGATACGAGCACCGTTAGGCAAAGCGAACATTTCGATCACATCATCAGCAGCAAGCGCAGACGCTTCATAAACAGCGCGTGCAACGCGAAGGTTGCCAGCAAGCTGGTTTGCTTTTACGAACTCAGAAGGATCATCCTGAGTAGTGTCTGTACGAACGTCAGAATATACAGTAGCCATCAGTCAGTCTCCTTATTAGCCGAATGTGTAGCTTTCAGTTTCATCGCAGTCGATCTGCACAATCTTCTCTTCTTCCATGCGAGTCGCACCGAATGTTGCACAGTAGTAAACCTGTGTAGAGAAAGACTTGTCAGCACGCTCTTCGATGCGAGCCATAACGTCTTTACCAACCGCTAGCTTGATGCCGTCTTCCGCATAAGCAAAACAAGTACGGATGTCGCCAGTCTTGCTCAGTCGGTTAGATACGATGAACTTAAAGCCCATGAATGTATCTACTTCACCGCGAACCAAAGCCTTAACGGTGTTGAAGTCAGACGAGGTTACCGCAGTCTCGTTCAACAGTCGCTGAATCTGGAAGGGAGAAACGACAATGTAACGAGCAATGCTTGGATCAACAGACTGAACGTCGAGCTTCTGCTTTGCTTCGATGAGCTTCTCGATAGTCAGGTCAGTAGAACCGTTTGCGATCTGCTGAGCAGAAGGCAATGAAGTGCTAGTTGAGCCAGACTTACCAGTCTTAGCAACGCCAGTAGCGGCAGCGATGATTGAGTCATCCATTGCACGACCCATTGCAGCAGCCGCAGTACGGGCATATGCCGATGTTGGATCGATCAACAAACGAACTTTATCAGCGTCATCGATTAGGTCAGCCCACTCGTAGCTGTCCATAGTAACCATACGACGTGAGTGAGGCGTATCAAGGATAGGCGTGTCAGAGTGACGTGAAGTACGCTTCACTGCCGCAGACTGACCTACCTGGTCAAAGAACGCTTTTTCACCTGTAACTGATTCCTCAGATACAGAACCACGCAGCAAGCTGCCCATCTGCTGTGAAAGCAACTGGACATTGCTGCTAAACTGCTGCACGAATGCAGTTGTAATTTGAGTAGACATAATTGTCTCCTATTAGCAATGTAGAGTTGGTTTCGCTACCCGACGACCGCCGGACGATAGATTTGTTTGACAGTTTGCGATCTGTCTAACGGCAGGGGCTTACGCTTGTCCTGACTTAGCAGTGCTACTCTTACCTCGGGCCGTAGGCTTGTCGACGGGTTTTTCGCACCAATTTAAAAATGCTTCTGCGGTAGCCAGAGGATCTCTGATCATCGCAGGTGTTCCAAACTCGAGTGTACTCTTTAAAACCTCAAGTTTAAACTCTCGATCTGTTAAATTTTTATCCTGTGGCATATTCTCTCCACTTCATCGCTTCTTGAACGTACCACTGGTGCTCTGGATGACGCGAATCCCAGTACGGCGTATTGGGTTGTGTTAGCTCTGATATCTTCTGCATGGCATCGCTAGGTGTTACGCCACCGTTAGTTTGCACGCCTTCAAGTGTATCTTCACCTACGCGCTCACGCAGATAGACACCCATGTTAGCCAGCATACGGATGACTTCTGGGTTATCGCCCAACAAGGTTCCATCAGCTAGCTGGATCTCTGTCATTTCGCTATTGCCAAACTCTGCAAGTACGCCATTGGCTAAATTCATTCGATCATCAAACGCATTGCCAAATTCTTTTCGTAAATCGCTCTCGACCTGATCGACCTGTGCTTGCAACTCAGCACCCATTGTCTCAGCCTGACCAAACGTCATTTCGTTGTAAGCATCGAGCATCACCTGGGCTTGTTGTGGGTTCATGCCAGCCTTGTGCGCGGTTTCTTTAAACCACGACACCATGCCATCATCCATTTCCGCGCCTTCGG